TTGTGATGGAGCATGTCCGGCGGCGGGTTCAGGGCCGGGTAGCGCCGGCCCTGGAACCACCTTGGCGACCGCAAGGCAATGGAAACCAGCCGCAGGTCATGGCAGTGATGGAACAGCCCAAAATAGCTGGTGTGCATCCCCCCTCCTGATCAATCTTTGTGGTTTGGGCGGAGTTTACATTCCATCTGCTTGGCCAAGCTCAATGACTCCCTTATCCTGGCTTCCAGCTCGTCCAGCAACGCCAGGATATCTTTCAGGTTGCGGGTCTTATCCATTTGTTTCCCACCTCCCTCGCCAGTTTTTCCAGCAGGGCTAGGACCTCAAACCGTGGACCCCGCAGATAGATGGGGGCCACGTTGAGGTATCCTTTTTTCGATCTGAGACACACCGCCACATAGCCCTCCCGCACCAGATCCATTCGCTGGACTTTGGCTTCATGCAGAATGAACCAGCCGTTGCGGCCGCGGCACTCAATCATGGTTTGGCCTCCTAAAGGGCAGAGGCCGAGCCGTCCGGCCCCTGCGGTTAGTTCAGGTCAATCATGCGCCGGTAGTTTCCGGAGATGGCGCTCACATCGTCCAGGTTGGCCGCCACCGCCGCCACCTGGTCCGCCAGGGCCGCCAGCTCCTGCTTCAAGGGCTCGTTGTCCTTCAGGGTCTCGTAGTCGGTGCCGTTGAGGGTGATCCGGAGCCGGCCCAGGGCCTCCTCCACCTGCACATCCCCAAAGATGTTCAGGTCCTTGAACCAGGACTCCACCTTCCGCACGCTCTCCAGGGTGTCGTTTCTGACAATGCGGCCTTCCTTAAGCCGGCTGGAGAGATTGGACACCACCTCCAGCACTTTCTTGCGGAGGTAGATGACCGCCTCCTCCACCATTTCTTCGTAGCGGGCCTGGAGTTCTGCCCGGGCCCGCTGATATGCCTCGATGATCTCGGGGGCGCTCCCCTCCTGCACCTCAGCCCCCTTGATTTCAAAGACATTCCAATGGAAATCGAACCGCCGCCTCAGGTAGTCCCGGGGCGGGTAGTGGGGAGCCAGGTGCTCCCAGATGTGCGGGTAGCGGGCCCGCCAGCCCTCCCGGATGGCGTCATACTCAGAGAGGAAGGTCTGGGCCTCGGCCATGAACTCCTCCCTCAGCTCTTCCAGCCGGGCCGCCACCTTGGGCAGGTTGCGCTTGGGGATAGCCCTGATCCAGTCCAGCACGAAGGGGTAGCTGTGGTCATGCAGGTACATCCTGGCCCGGTTGCTGATCTGGCCGAACCGCTGCCGGATCTCCTGAGGATACAGCTTTTTGTTCCCCAGGTGGTAGATGTCCGGCACTTCCTCGGGGCTCAGCCCCAAGTCCTGGGGCTTGAGCTTGGCCTGCCCGGGCCAGAACCGGATGGACAATTGGATGGCCACCATGCCTTCAAAGCTGTTGTTGCTCGGGGACATTGTTTTCTGCCTCCCTCTGGAGAAAATTAAAACCGGCCCTTTGGCCGGCTTGTGGGGACATCATTCCCTCATCACAGCCCGGGAAACAAGGCTCCCGGGCTGGGGGAAGGAATGAGGTTTTTTACTTAAAGGTGATTTCCTGACCGCACCGCTCGCACTTGGCCCTTTCCCTGCGTTCGAAATCCGTGTGCTGAAAACCGCACACGGGGCAATCCCAGAAATACCACCGTTTTTCTTCAATTTTGGCTTCGTATGTCATCACTTCCCCTCCAAGTTTTAAAAGTATTCAATTTCCAGATGGACATTGTCGAAAAAGTTTTCCGCCACTTCCTCTTCTGTGGGTTCCCAATCCCAATCGGTCTCAAACTCACGCACCTGCCCAGCGTAGTGGACCCGGATGGTCACCCTGGTGGGCTTGGCCACCTGGTTCCAGGGTGCATAAGGGTCCCTGGGGTGCACATGGTCAGGCAGGTTGTATCCCGGCATTGCTTTACTCCTTTCTCCCGCCGTAAGGTTCGCCGCCGCAACAATGGGCCAGATACCAGGTCTCAAGAGGAGAGAGCTTGGTCATGCCAGAGAGATAGGCATCGGCCAAGCGCTTCTCCAAAAGCCGCACCATCTGTGGATCGGTGGCCGCCAGCAAATTGTCCACCAATGCTGTAAGGTGGGGGCGATGGGCCACGATTTTCTCAATCACGTGATCAGGGATGGTTTTCATCGCTCGTCTCCCTCCTACCCGCACCAGGGGTTTTGATTGATTTCCTCAAACCCTGGGGCCGGGGGGCCCAGGGCCGAAAGGATTTGCCCCGCTTCTTCCGTCCACCACCAGGTGGCGGCGGTGCCGTCCGTGGTGATGGTGATCTCAATCTCCGTCGGGACGCCAATTGTCGGGGTCATGTATCACCCTCCTGTTCTCGTAAAACTGGAGGGCTTTCCTCAGCTCCTCTTCAGGAGAATCAAAAGGCCAGCCCTCCAGCTCATGCCACCGCTCCAGATATGCCCGGATCGCCTGAGCCATCTCCTCGGCGGCCTGCAACAGGTCGCCGTCCCACAAGCCGCAGAATTGCCCGCCGAGCTGGCATTCACACCTTTCCAGACATTCAGGGCAGATGGGTTTTTTGATCTCAAGCCCTTTGCAGGACATTCTTCGCCTCAGCCCGGAAGTATTCCGGCTTGTTCTTGCGGTTTGTCACCACGCCCAGGGCCTGCTCAAAGACCCCCATGGCCTCATCGCAGGCTTTGCCCTGGAACCCCTTGCCTTCCATTTGGACCTGTCCGTCAGGCAGAAACTCGATAACGATTTCTGGGCTCATAGACCTCCTCCTTCAGCCGCCGCACCGCGGCCAGGTTTTGGAAAAGCCTTTTAACCTTAGGTTGGTCCACCGCAATGGGACCGCCGTGCTCTTTGATCACCAACCGGATGGCCCACTCCAGTTCAAACTCCAGGTTCTCCAGCCATTGCATGGCTTTCCTCCTTTAAGAGATGCCGCCCAGCAGTCGGACGGCCCGCTCTTGGGACACGCCCAGCCGGTTCATCACCAGCCAGACGTCCGCCACCATGGGCACCCGCTGGGGGCGGATTTTGCCGGTGGCGATGAATTCAGAAATAAAAAGGCGACAGGTCCGGCAGACCGTGTCGCCTTTGGGGATCCGCCGCTTTTTGCATGTGGGGCACCTCATGTTTTTACCTCCTCAGCACCAGCCGGACGGTGCCGTCGTCCAGCTTTTGCTCCGTCAGCCGGTAGCCCCGTTTCTTGGCCTCAGCCCGGGCTTTCTCGATGCCGTAAGCCTGCTTGAGCCGGCCCAGCCAGGCGTCATTGTAGCCGTTCTTCCGCTGGTCGTACTCCGACACCCAGATCCGGTAGCGGCCGTCGGCCTGGCGCTCAAACCCCAGGTCATTGGCCGCCGGGCCCACATTGTGCCGACGGATAATGATGTGGGCCTTCTGTTCCCGGGCGTCCCCCTGGTAGCCGTAAAGGGTCTGCGGGGCCTGGTGGACCTCAATCACCTCCCGCTTGAACCCCAAACGCGTCAAGGCGGCCACCAGGGCCGCCTCGTCACGCAACTCAATCATCACTTCGCAGTAGTGGCTCATGGCGTATCTCCTCTTCAGTTAAGGGAGGGAGCCGGCACCCGAAACACCACCCGGCTGGCTTCCTTGAACCATTCCAGGAGCATTTCCGAAGCCAACTCCTCCACCGTCTTTTTCAGGTCGCCCTGGTGCAGGGTGTTGGCCCTGCCTTCCAGCACCGCCCACAAAAACTTCGGGAGGGCCAAGCTGAAACCCTCCCGCACCTCGATTTTCCGGCTTTCAGGGGTGATGGCCACCATCATCATACCTGCACCCTCCGTTTGCTTTTGATCTCCTCCACGGGCCGGCTGGCCGGGATGGTCCTGGTCCTGGCCCACTCCCGCAAGGCGTCCATCTGTGCCTGCTGGCTGCGGGAGATGGGGATGACGAACCGGGCCGCGGCCTCCAGGTCTCCGCCGTTGTAGGCGGCCTCAATGGCCACCTGGCGGATTTCCGCCCCGCTGTAACCTTCCAGATCCGGAAGGTTTTTACCCTTGGGGATGACCTGGAACTGTTCCAGGTAGATCTTGAGGATCTGCTCCCGCTCTCCGGGGCCCGGATTGTCCACGAAAAAGATGGCATCCCAGCGGCCCATCCGGGTGTATTCCGGCGGCAGTTTGTCGTATGAGTTGCAGGTGGCCACCACAAAGACTTCGCTTGTGTGGTCATTCAGCCACTGCAAAAAAGTTCCGCCCACCCGCTGGGTGGTGCCGCCGTCGGTGCTGGTGCCGCCCACACCTGCGAGCCCCTTCTCGATTTCGTCAATGAACAAAATACACGGGGCCATGGCGTCCACCACCTTCAGGGCCTCCCGCATCCGGGCTTCGGACTCCCCCACCAGGGAGCCGAACACCCGGCCCATGTCCAGGGACAGCACCGGCCAGCCCACTTCGTTACCCAAGGCTTTAGCGAAGTGGGATTTTCCGGTTCCGGGGACCCCCAGGAGCAGGATGCCCCGGAAGGGGAGGCCGGGCCGGCGGTTCCTGAATCGGTTCAGAGTCCACTCCTTCAGGTTGTCCAGGCCGCCCAAGGTGGCGAAGGTCTCGGTGAACTGGGAGAACTGAAGGGCCGCCGATTTCTCCACCATCTGGGCCTTGAGGGTGCAGATGGTGTGCGGGTCAAACCGCTTTTGCCGCACCAGCGCCAGTGCCATGGCGTTTTCCGCCTCCTCCCAGGTCAGCCCCTGGGCGGCGTCCAGGACGGCTTCCTCGTTTTCGGGTTTTATCCCTGTGCTTTCCACAAGCCCGTCCAGGATGGTTTCCAGCTCATCCCGGGTGGGCAGAGGAAAGTCCAGGACCACCAGCTCCCGCTCCAGCTCCACCGGCACCTTGGCGTCCGGGGAGACAATGACCAGGGTTATGCCCTTGCTCTTGTAAACCGGCAGGTTGTTCTGGATTGCCTGGATCACTGCCGGCTCGCTGAGCCAGAAGTGGTAATTGCGGAGAAACCAGACGGCCTTGTCGCTCCCCTTGGCCGCCACATTGGGCAGGTCAAAGGGGTCGCATTCCTTCCAACCGCCGCCGTTGCCCATTTGCCGGAAGCCACGCACCACGTCCCATTGATAGGGGGTGCGCCCATTGGCCTGCTGAACCGCCGTGGCGATGAACCGTTCCGGCTCATGCGTCCGCACCAGCAGGGCCGGGTATCCGGCCTTCAGGTAGTCGGTGATCATGGTCTGCCTCCAAGGAAAAAAGGTTTTCACCCTTTGGAGTTACGACAAAAAAAAAGACGGAGCCCGGAGGCTCCGTCTTTGCAAGTCAGACCTATAAGCCCAGTCTCTGCCTGGCGTTTTGATATTTCTCCAAAATCTTTGCCGTCTCGGCCAAATATACCGGCATATCTTCCGCCGGGATAGCGACAATCAGTTCGTTTAAAATTTTTTCATTGCGTTCCGCGTTCAGTAAGTTTTTCTCGACTATTTCGAAACGTGAAATGGCCCGTCTCGTAATGTCGCTGATCATGTCGGCACCTCCATCATTTTTCTAATTTACCGAGTCTTCCCCGAAGTCCCTCCTCTTTGGTGATTACGATCATTGTTTTTGTCCTCCGTTTCCGTTTTTGGTATTAGAGCTTTGGCGCTCAATGGGAGATCAGAACCGGTTGCCCGTTTCCGTCCCCCTTTCAGAGCCAAAACTGTTGAAGGTTTCCGCCTCATCCCGCTGCCGCCCGGTTGCTATTTGCGTTCACTTGCCTCGCCGCCCCGTCCTTCCCAAGCCCCCGTCGCTCGCACCCGCTTGGGCTGACTCGTGGTCTAAGTTAGGTTTGGCTTGCTCCCGCTTTCGCCTCATTTCCGGACAGAGTTTGGGACGCTGGATTTTAGGTGCCAGCTCACCAGACTTCTTTGAGGTAAAGTCACAAACCCTGGACTGTAGGTGTCCGCCTGGTCGCTTTCGGTTGCGCCGCCTACCTGCGTCTCACCCGGTTTGAGTTACCGCCCCGGGTGGCCCAGGACCCTCTCACCCCCGCCCTCGATTAGCCTTGCTGGTCGCTGCTCGGCTAACTTTCAGGGGTTGCAGGGAACTTGCATTTCTTTTTCCCCTGGTTGCTATCCCAGGTCCCCCTTCATCCTTTTTGGGGAGGGCCAGGTCTGCTTCTGCTGGAGGGTTTTTTCGACCTCTTCCTTGAGGTCTGTGGGGGCCGCATTCCCTCTGGCCCCCACCCGGCCCTTATGTTTTGTTTTTAGTGCTGGCTCTCACCCCCTTTTTATTGGTTTAATTTTTTGTTATTTGCCTATTTATAGTTGCATGCTGTGTGCCTAACTGCTCGAAATTGCTATGTATTTTAATATCTATTTTTCGGTCTTATTTTGTAATACGTAATAGGGTTTACTTATGATATCAAATAATAGGTTTCATTTTTCGGTCGCTTTTATGCCTTAGAAAGGGCGGAATCGTATAAAAATTTTTACATTTGAGAATAGTGACATATATGATGCATAAATGCATTGTATTTATAAGGTGTTGCTTTGTATCATAATTTTTACCCGCAAAAAGGCAGACGTATAAAAATTTGGTCTTGCGATACAATGTAACATGCCAAACATCTCCGTGTTGTTATGAAAAAAGACAATACTACACCATTTCCCAACGTTATAGGGATTTTTATTTGGCATTATTATATAGATGTTGCTTGATTATAGAGAAGAAGACTCGGTAGAGCTTTTAAACGCCCCTCATGTGCTTACTTCGCTGATGCTCTTTTATTTCGGGTCTTTCATTTGCTTTTGGGAAAGCTCGCTTTCCTCAGGGACAATCAAATCCGGATGCCAAGGGAACCTGACCCGGGCCAAGGCTTCCAGGGTGGACAGGAGTTCGCAGGCCCGGTAGCAATCGCAGGCTTTGTGCCGGCACCGGTGCAAACGGAGCCTGTCCCTGATTTCCTGGCTCAATTGTTCTATGATCATCAGGCCAATCCTTTTCAGACCACATGCACCGCCAAGTCGAACTCTTTATAGATCAAGCCCTCCAGGCTGGGCATTTTACAGAGCATCTCCGCTTCCCAGGTCTGTCGGGAAACCCGACGCTTATGGGTGATGGCATCGTCTATGGGGTAGTAGCCGTCAGCGTTCCGGGCCCGGCCCTCGCAGTCCTCCCAGAGGTCGCAGGTCTCGCAGTCCCGGTCCACGCACCGCTCCAGAACGTCCATGACGCACCACTTGAACAGCCGGTAACCGCTCTCTGCGGCTTCAGTCACCACCCGGTTCATCAGGCCGTAGGGCTTGTGCATGGTGCTGTAGATCTGCACCGAGGCCCTGATCCCCCGGGCCGATTTCGGGATGAGCAGGGCCGCCTCATAGATCCGGTCCTCAAACTCGTCAATCTCGTCCAGCTTCAGCTTTTGGGGGTGGGGGCCCCGCACCGACTTCATCGAGGCCGTGAGTATCTGAACATTGGAGCCGTTTATCAGATGGGTTCGGGTGCGCAGGATTTCTCCCTCCACCAGGTGCTGGAAAGGCGGGGTGATGAAACTCCGGATGTGCTCATACATCCGCAGGCTCTGCTCGCCGGAGCCGCCCAGGATTTTGGTCTCGCACCCGGGCTTGAACAGCGAATCCAGCCAGGCGGTCAGAGCCCCGTTGATCGTCTTGCCGCCGCCCCGGTTGGCCCAGCAGATGCTGTTGAGGTCGTCCTCGAAAAAGGCGGCCGTGACGTAATCCGCCGGAGCACAATGCCCGGGACAGACCGCCACCCGGGGGATATGCAGCCCCCAAAAAATTTCCACAAAATCCAATAATTCTTCAGCACTGCTGAAGCCATGTTGCTGGTAGTATTCAATTAATTGTGACAATCCTGGAATAATGACCGGCTGAAGATTATTCATGGCTTTTGCATTTCAGTTTATAAAACGGCAAAGGTTTTGCCGCATATAGACAATGGGACATCGGCCAAAATATTTTGTAATAATGCCGAAAATTACAAAGTCACAGTAGCAAGCTGTGTGCCATTTAGGCATTTTAATGACCATATCTATGCCAAAGTGGTTTTTGCGTGACGTGTCTTTAATGAGCTGAGACGGGCTTTTGGGTAGTGAATAGTAATAGTAAGGTGGTGCGTGGTTCGTTGCATAGCGGAGCTTAGACGAGGGCATGTTTTTATTGTTAAAATATATGGTTACGCCACCAACATTGTCATCCCACAAAGTGGTGGGAAACAGGTGGCATTTATGTGGGGGATGGTGGGACGCAACCATCATTTTTGGGGGTCTGGTGGTAAACATACTTTTTTGTAAAAGATAACGCTACAATATTGTAAAGTGTGTTTTTTGTGGTGCGGCGTTATTTTTTTCTGTCTTATTGGTGTTTTGAGTATGTTCTTTAAAAGGCCAGGCTTGAGCTTTGAGAACCACCACCCTAATCCACTCCAGGGTCTCAAGGTGGCCTGCCAGGCGGCAGTCCGGGCAGTAATACCAAGCCCGCCACCAGGAGGGCCAGGGCTGCATTTCTTGGAAGCACCTGGGACAGGTGATCACAGGGTCTTGTCCTCCAGCGTTGCTAAGCAATCGTCCAGCTTGTCCAGCAGTCTATCCAGCCCCCTGGCGCTGAACTCCAGGAACCGAGCCAGCAGAAACATGGGTAGCCCCAGCACGATGAACATTACCCGCAGCACCCTGAACACCATGCTTTGCCCTTTCCTCATAGGCCACCCAGGGGCACTCCCTTCTCACGGGCCTCCTTCAGCAGGGCCAGGAATTTTTTGCGCAGCTCCGGATCGGTGAAGGGGTTGGCTTCCTCCAGGCTGATCCTGGTGGGCACGGTGGTGATGATCCCGGTTTCCTGCAAAAACTTTTGGAGTCGGGCCCGAGCTTCGGTGGCCACCCGGAGAAAACCGATCTTGGCATTTTCGCTCTGGGCCAGTTCGTAACCCCGCATCGCCTGGCGGATGATCTGCCGCCAAAAGGCAATTTCTTTCGCCAGGATTTCACCCGGGTCGAGAGTCTGCACCTCCTCTTTTAGGAGCTTGGGGGCCAGCTTGAGGTCATGGTGCACCATACGCCGGGAGATGCCAAAAAACTGAGCAATCTCACGGACTTTTGCGCCCCCCTCATACATCTCCCAAGCCTTGAGAATTCGCTCTCGCCGGCTTTGGGAGATGGTCTGAATCTCAGTCCCCCCTTTGGGGTTTTGTGAAACCACAATTTCACACCTTTAAAATGTCGGTTTCTTTAGCGTCACAATCCTGGTTCCGGTGTCTTTTATTTCTCCTGGGCCACCACCATTCACTGAAGGGGCAACGGTAATATATTCGCCACACCCTGCCGCATGGCAGGCAAGTAAATCTCGATGGCCTGGGGACATTTTTATGGACTGTGTCACAGAGACATTTCATCTCATACTCTAATTCCGCCACTTCTCATTTCCTCTCTGGTTTACTTCTACCTAAACGCCGACAAAAAAGATGATTTATGATGTCGTTTTCGCATTGGCTTGTGGCGTTCCAGGGGGCAAAACAACGCTTGCAGGTCCAGAGGTGGCAACGGTAAAAGTAAGAGGTCGGCTTGGGGGTGCCGGTATAGAGGCAGCCGTGTCCTTCGCCCGGGTCGGCGGACGCTTTCCACCAGATGCAGTGGCCGCACCTGAACCATGCGGGGGCGTTCATTGTTTCTCCTGTGGCCGGTCGTCTTGGCCCTTTCCCTTGAGCAGGTATTCCACCAGCGCCAGGGCGTTCCAGGCGGCGTGGGCCATGTGGGGGAGGCCGGACTCGGGGTCCAGGTCCTCCCCAGCCCAGAAGGCCCAGGCGTGGCGCATGAGGGCGGCGAATGGTCTGCTCCACTCCATGCCGGCTTCCCAGTTTCGGGCCGGGTAGCCCTTGGCGAGGCCGTAGGTGTAAACCCTCACCAGCTCGGTGAGGGCCGCTGGGGGCAGAAGGTCCCAGCGGAGCTTGCCCTGGTCCAGTTTGAAGCCGCCCATCAAGCCCCCTCCCAGCCGGCGAAGAAGTATCTCAGGGCGTCCAGGGCGTGGTGGTGGCCCTTGCCGGGTTCATGGGTCATGTAGCCTTTCAGCTCCTGGATCAGGTTTCTGCACCGGTGGTGAATGAGCAGTCCAGGTTTGCCGTCTGGCCTCACCTTGAGCCATTGCCGCACCAGCTCCTGGCCCACCTCCACGGGCCTTCTGGGGGCTTTGACCGGGATCCCCATGATTTCCTCCAGGATGGCCCGCTTGTCCGGGTCGGAGGGGTCGGCATAGGCGCAGATGATGCGGCCGTAGCCTTGCTGTCGGTGGTGGTTCAGGATGATCTGGGCGTTCTCAATGGTGGTGCGGAACCGCACGTAGTGCTCATCTAAAACCAGCACCCGTTCTCCTCCCTCAATGGGCTGGATCCACAGGCAGGCGAAGGGGTTCCGGTAGCCGAAGTCAATTCCCAGGTAGAGCATGGGCCTGAAGCCTGATCTTGCCGTTTTTAGTTTTTCCAACCCGCCGCCAGCCGGCTTTGAGGAAGCAGTATCCCGGGTTAGTGGAGCGCACCCGGCGCGGGTCAACGTAAGTCACGAACCCGTCTCGGGGCGGGGGCCCCCATATCTCCACCGCAATCCGCATTGCCTCTCTGATCATCTCTGACGAAAGAAAGGGTGACTCGTTCCGGAAGGCGGTGCAGTAATAGCAGTCCAGGCCGTCGCCCCGCATCTCAGGTCGGGCCCACAGCCAGATAAACACAGCGTCCGCCTTGGGGGTGCGGAGCACAATGCTCCGGCCCGGGCCCACAAACCCCTTGCCAGGGTCTCTGGCGGCCTTGCGGTAGTAATGCCGGTTCACCAAGGGCATGAGCTCCGGGTCCCTGTCCCGGGTGCGCACCCAGAACCGATACGGCGGCACCGGGCCGAAGAGCATCATTGGGTCTGCGGGGTCTCCTGGCTTTCTTTCTTCTGGACGTAGTCCAAGGTCAGTTCCGTCATGCGGGCAATCATGGCCCCCACGCTTTTAATGTTCTCTGTCCGGCCGAGTTTGATCAGGGCTGCCTTGAACGCTTCAAAGATGTCTTTGTGGCAGACGCCCACGGCATCAGAGTTTGGCGGAATGAGTTTGGCCAGCTCTTCAAACTTCTCAAACTTGGACGGAAGGAAGCTGAAGGTGAACACCACACTGTCCAGGTCCAGGATGACTTCATCCAGGTTGACGCTTTCCGGCTTGACGCCTTTCAGGCTGTCCGGGTCAATGTAGCTTTCCAGGAGGTCGTCCACCCGGGTTATTTCTTCCAGAAGCCGTTTGAGGACTTCCTGGTCGTCCACGCCTTCGATGGCGTTGTGGGCCAGCTGCTTGGCCACCACTCGGCTGCGGTCCAGATCCCGGGTGTCAGCCAGCACCAGGATTTCTGTGATCCCGGCGCTCCTGGCGGCGCGGAGCCGGTGGTGGCCGGAGATCATCTCGAAATAGCCATCTCTTTTGACCGTCAGGGGGATGCTTTCCAAACGGCCCTCTTTGCCGATGTTGCTTACCAGCCGGTCGAACATCTCGGGGGGCATGGTGCGGGCGTTGATGTCCTGTTCCCGCACCTCGTCCACATGCACTCGCCAGATTTCCAGGTTGGGGCCCGCCTGGCAGACAAACTCAGCCATATTTTTCCCTCTCCAGCCATTTGATCAGGCAGTCTTGGTAGGTCATGGGCTTGAATTTGCTTACGTAATCCAGTTTGTAGCGGCCGTCCGGCAGTTTTTCCCGCTTGACCAGCTTCAGGATGCCCCGGTTGATCTTCAGCTCCGGGTAGGTGGTGATGCACTTGGTGTGCAGCTCCTCCATCTCTTTGAACAGGAGGATGTTGGGGTAATCCCGGATGATCTGCTGTTTGAATTCCTCAGAGCAGATCAGCATCATCATCAGCTTGTTCAGGCGGGGATAGCGGCGGTTGGGGACGCAGAAGCCGAAGGTTTCCTCGATGTAAGGTCGGTAGCCGGTGGTGGCCACCTCGGGATGGAAACCCAGGGTGGCGAAAAGATAGCCGTCAATGAAGGCAAGATAGAAGATGTGGGCTTTGGTGGCTCCCAGCTTGTGGGCGAAGAGGTCCCGGTAATAGAGGGCCACCTTGCCGCTGGTGGGGCGGAAGGTGATCTTGCTCTCCCGGGTGATGGTGTGGTGTTCGAACAGCAGGGGGTAGCCGCCGGGTTCGATTTTGGTTTTGGTGCGGCCCTTAGCTCGTTTCTCGAAAAGCTCCGGTTTATTGGTGAGCAGGTAGTCCACCCGGTCCTTCATGTATTCGTAGCCGAAGATGGCGCGGTCTTCCCAGCCTTCCGGGCATTTGCGGTATTGGTACAGGATGACCACGGCTGGGGCTTCCAGCATCTTGTTATAGATGGGGGTGTAGCCGGTGGTGGGGTCAAACTCGGGGATGGGCGGCTCGTTCCAGCTCATCATGCCGCGCAGGTCAAACATCTTGGAGTAGCCGCCTTTGAAGGCCGGGGGGTTAATGAAGATGACGGCGTTTTCCTTGTCCCACCACCCCTCCAGCTCCTCAAAGATGTCTTTGATGCGGTAAGAGGACCCTTTGAGCGGTGCCGCAATCTGATTGATGTCCCGCTGGATCTTCTCAATCTGCTTGTGGGGCTGGCGCAGGATTTCTTCCCTGATGGCCAGGTTGTAGTAAAGGTGCGTTTTGATCTGACAGATTTTCATCCCGTAGAGGATCGCCCCGCCTTCCAAGGGAGTGCCGGAATATTCCTTGAGGAACTGGAGCTCCGGGGCGTGATACTGCACCTGGAGGTCTGTCAAGGGGAGACCCATGATGGTGCAGCCCAGCACGGAGCTGAACAGGGAGATGTCGCTGGAAATGAGGTTCTCCGGCTTGTAGCCGGCCTGCACGGCCAGCGTGGGGATGGTAAATCGGCCGACGCAGGGGGTCACCAGCACCGGGTGCGAGTCCTTCAGCCGCTTGAAGGCTTCCAGCAAGTAATCCCGGTGCGGCTTGGGGGTGACTCCCAGAAAGATTTTGCCCGGATTGTTCATGGCCGTCATAGGTGGACCGGGGGCGGGGTCTCGAACCGCCGATTTCCCGATAGAGCGTCGGGCGTCCTACCTGCTAGACGACCCCCGGTCAGGGTTCCTTTTGCAGTCTTGAGCCCTTGGGGAACAGGGCGTCCAGGGATTCCTTAACCTTGCCGCTGATCAAAGCTTTGGCGTATTGGTTCAAAGTGCCGTCCGGCAGGATGATCCGGTTTTTGCGGAGCACATTGAACCCCTGGATTGTCTCCAGGGCGGACAAGCCGGCCAGATCCTGCAGCTCTGCAAAGTCGAATTTCACCTTGTCCCACAGCACATCCAGGTCAGCGTTACTGTTAGGTGATGGGGAAAATTCTTTGGCCACCACCGTCCAGGCCAGGGCCAGGGAAAAAAGACGCGGTTTCGCCAGGAGGGCATAAACCTTTTCCCCGATAGGCTCGTGTCGGTATCTGGCCAGGACGTCATCCGCCATGGTCATATGTAAGCTAACGGCGCATTGAGAAAGACGTGGCCGGACTCCCTGATCCACCGCCTTTGCTCGTGGGAAAAGCGATAGACAAAGATGCCGATCTCGTCCACATAGACCTTGGTGTCGCCTTTTTGGAGATAAACGCCTTGTTTATCTTCCCGCACCAGCCGGTATCCTTTTTTCTTGAGGCTTCTGATGGTGTTATCCCGAAAGTCCAGCATGCTCACGCCAGCTCAATTTGTCTCGTGCCCGCCGGTTCGGTTTCGGGCACCAGCATCATCTGTCGCTCTTCCGGGGTCATGGCCCGCTCTTCTACCAGTTCGCCGGTGTCCAGGCGGTAGGTGCGCACCGCGTTGGCCAGGAAATCCTTTTCTATCCGGCATTCAACCAGGCGCATTTCGGAGCCGGTGCGGATTTTCTCGGCCAGAAGTTTCATCTTGGCCCGGGCGTCTTTCCGACGGCTTTTGAGGTCGGCCATAAAGGTGGCCTTCTCTTGATCCAGGCTGTCCAGTTCGCCGATGGCGTTGGCCAGGGCAACCCCCAGGTTGCGGATTTCTTCCGCTGTTAGTTGGCATTCCAGCTCTTTGGTGATGATGTTGCCGGTTCCTATGCTCATCATGTTTTTTGTGGTTCCTCCTGCATTTTTCTCAACCAATCCTGGTGGGCTTTGAGCCTCAGGTCGAACTCCGGGATTTTGATCCCGAGGTTGGCTTCCAGCCAGACCGCCACTATGCGCCGGTGGCAGGGTTTGCCGGCGGGTTCCCAGCAGAGCATGATAAAGTCGTCGCCGCCCAGGTCCTGGAGCACCTTTTTCGGATCCAGCTTGTCCAACACTTCCGCTCTGTAGGCTCTGATGAAATCCTCTTCGTTCAATCCGGCTTTGATCAGGGCCCAGGAGGGGGCCAGGGGCCGATAGACCCTGCCGATCCAGCCCTTGGGGAGGCCCCGGCAGATGGCCACCGCTTGGGGCAGATGGCCGGCGGTTTTGAAATTGCTGGTGAAGATCACAGCCACCTCACTCGCGGCGTCGCCTCCAGGCTCAGTCCCAGGATCAGGAAGTGCAGGGCCTTGAGGCCGTGGGTATCGGCATCTGCCGGTTTGGTCCTGCCTTCCGGCAGGTGGTAGCGCCAGAATTCCATAATGAGGTTCGGGCAGTCCCGGGAGACAGTCAGCCCTCCCGGTTTGCCGTTGGCGGTGTTTGCCAAACGTTGTTTAATCAGGTTCCGCGCCAAATCCTGTTCCTTGGGGGCCGCCACCGCGGGGAGCCGGGCCCGCCTCATTCTGTTGATAAATTCCGGTTCCGCTGGGTCGCAGAAAAACTTTCTGATCCTCAGTTCTTTCTGCC